AGCAGGTGTTTGAGGGCGGCGTGTTTTCGGGTGGTCAGGTGATCACGGAGGTTGAGCGTGGTTTGGCTCGTCGGGGTGTCACTTCGTTTACTCCTGGTGAGCGGATGGGGAAGGCGTTGCCTGTGAAACCTGGGCAGTCGATTGATGTTGTGTGGAATCCTGCGTCGGTGGAGTTTGTTCCGTTCAGGGCGGTGCGGACGATGAACGAGCAGGCTGAGGTTGTGATGCGTGGGGCGTTGGCGTTTGATGTGTTGAAGAAGGGTGGGTCGTTGACTGAGGCGGTTGATGAGGTGTTTCGGTTGCATTTCAACTATGCGGATTTGACACGGTTTGAGCGTCAGGTTGCTCGTCGGATGATTCCGTTCTGGAAGTGGCAGCGGTCGGTGTTGCCGTTGATGGCGGAGTCGGTGGGGCGTAATCCGACGGCGTGGACGCGGTTGTTCCACTTGAAGGGTGAGATGGAGTTGACTTCTAAGCCTGAGCGGAACGCTGTCCCTGACTATTATCTGGAGCAGTTGGGGATGCGGTTGCCGTGGAAGATCAATGGTAATCAGACGTATTGGGTTCCTGATTTTCCGTTCAAGGATTTTTTGAGGTTGGGTAAGGAGCCGCAGGATCTGGTTCGTATGTTTGCGGAGTCGGCGGGTCCGCCTGTGAAGTTGCCTTTGGAGATTTGGGCGAAGAAGCAGTTCTTTGCCGATATTCCGTTTAGTGGGCGGTTTCAGCAGGTGCCGCCTGTGTATCGGAACATTCCGTTTTTGATGGAGGGGTTGTCGTTGGTGGGGAAGGCGGAGAAGAATCGGTCGGGTGAGTGGAAGATGCGGGATCACGATATTTACAATATGGAGTCGTGGGTGCCGTTTTTGGCGAGGTTCCGTAGGTTGTTTCCTGATGAGGATAGGTATAAGCGGCGGCAGGTGTCGACGGTTTTGTCTGTGGTGTTTGGGACGCAGGTTCGGATTAACGACAAGTATGAGCAGAGGAATCAGATGTTGCGGAATGATCGGGCGTTTGCGAAAACGTGGCAGGATATTTACGATTTGGAATTGAGGACGATGTGAGGATTGTTCGGAGGGGTCAGTGGGCGGAGCGGTCGCCGCGTGAGCCGTTTGTGGCGTTGCGTAGGCGGCGTGTGAAGGGTGTTGTGGTGCATCATGGGGGTGTGCGTGAGGCGCCGGCTGGTGCGGCTGCGTTGGTGGCGTTTGAGCGTCATCATATGGATGGGCGTGGTTGGAATGCGATTGCGTATAATTGGTTGGTGGATGAGGCGGGTGTCATTTATGAGGGTCGTGGTGCTGGCGTGGTGGGTGGTGCGACGCGTGGTTGGAATAGTCGCACTGAGTCGATTTGTTTCACGCAGTGGGGTGGGGAGACTGTGCCTGAGGCGGCGAAGGTGTCGATTAGGTGGTTGGTGGATGATATTTCTCAGAGGTATGGGGGTGGTTTGTGGGTGAAGGCGCATCGGGATTTTGCGTCGACGTCGTGTCCTGGTGATGCTTTGTACCGATTTGTTGAGGCGGGGTGTGAGCCGTCGGTGGGGGATCCTTCTCGTATCGATTGGGACGCCATAGGAGCCTTTGTGAGCGCCTTGAGGGCGTCTGTGGCGTCCAAGCCTCTGTCTAGGCGTCGGAGGAGCCGTGGGGTGCCTGTACGGGCCGCTCAGGGGCGTCTACGGGACCGTGGGTTCGACCCTGGTCCTGTCGATGGGGTTTATGGTAAGAAGACGCGTGATGCTGTGAAGGCGTTTCAGCGTTCGGTGGGTGTTCTGAAGGCGGACGGCGTGATCGGCGTTCGCACTTGGGACGCTTTGTTCATTATGTAGAGAGTGAGGTTTGACATGCCGAAAGACAAAGGCTACGACGAGTCATCGATGCGAGGCAAGGCGAAGAAAGACGCCAAGTATTTGCGTGAAACAAAGTTGGGGAACGCCAATCATGGCGGTCGCCCCTTCGGAAAGTAGGTTGTGATGCGTGATGGTACGACGCCTGAGAAGGTGACAGCCGGCCAGGTTCTGGTCACTGCAGTGAAGCGTGGTGGCGGGATCGGCCATGTTGGTTCTCCGTCGAAGAGTGGCGCACGGCGTGCGCTGCGGAACTGATATGGCACGCTCAAGGGGTAAGACGGTAAAGAGTAGCAAAGCGTCGAAGGCGATGTTGAAAAGACGCAAGCCCCGCAAGTATTGACATGCCGCTGCGGGGCGGTTCCAGCCGCAAATCTATCGGCCACAACATCGGCAAACTGATTGCCGAAGGCTACCCACGCAAACAGGCTGCCGCCATTGCCTATGGCAAGGCCGGCAAGCCACGGAGGAAACCTAAATGAGTCCTGCATTTCGCGACCAGGCCGAACGTGCCGTCGCAACCTTTATCGAAGCCTTCGTCGGTGTGTTCTGTATCACGGACGCATCGTCGGTTGAAGCAGCATCCGCTGCCGGCGCTGCCGCTGTGTTAGCATTGGTTAAGGCATGGTCGAAAGGCGTGCTGGGCCGCAACCGAAGAGGGTAAAACATTTTTATGACCGAAAATACTACTGTGGTTGCTGCGCCGACGCAGCAATGCTCATTAAACAACAACCCGTTGTGTTACCTGTGTGGCATTCCGATGCAGCGAGCAGGGTCTTGTCTGGTGTGTTCTGCTTGTGGTGAAACCAGCGGCTGCTCATAAGGAGATTGATCGTGGGACTACCCGCATCCTCTGACGAGTTCGACTGTGTATGGGCTGAATGGATGGCAGGCGGCGGCAATGTGCTGGAAGCGGAGATTCACGAAACGATCAAGAAGACGGCGCATCTGCTGGACATGACAGACGGGACGCATGCGTCGTGGCATGACGGTCGCCTGGGGGTGCTGGTTGTCTTCGACAGTTACGACGTTGCGTCGGTGCTGTCTGCATGGGAGGCTGCGGAGGGCGGCAACCTGATGGCGTTGACTCACATAATGGAATGGTTGAAGGGGTTCGTTAATTTCGTCGACTACTGTGTGACGGAAGCGGATCCTGGTCCTGATGAGTTATTTGAGGATCAATAGCGTCCGAGGTATGCCTTCACGGTTTCGTTGTCGGCAAGTTCTTTCCGCATTGTGTCGTAGATGGCGTCGCGTCGACGCGCCAGTGTCGTCTTGGGGATGCCGACGACGATCGCTACGAAGCGAAGCGACAGGCGGGCGTTGACCAGCATGTCGATGAGCCAACGGTCGTAGGTGGATAGTTTATCGAAGACGTCGCAGACGAGGTCTTGTAGTTCAACCCGTTCTTCTTTCGATATGGCGGGTTCCTCGGTGCCGGCCACCATGAGGGCTTCCAACGCTGTGTCGGGTCGTGTGTGCCAGTGGCTGCGGGGACCGTGGGCAGCCAGGATGACTTCATGGTCGGCTGCGCCAGCGTCAAGGGATGTGCCGCACAGCGGGTCGATTCGTTTTGCTCCCCGTGTGGCTCTAGTCACTCCACGGGAGAAGAGAGGGGCGGATCTGGAAGTACGCTTTGCCTTCTCGGAAGTGGCCGACGGGGACTTGTTCCCGTTCGATCAGGCGTTGCAGTTGCGACAGGTGCAGGGCCACGCAGTCTTGACGCGGCGTTGACCAGATCCAGATGACAACGGGGAGTGTCTGGTCCCACCATGACAGGGCGATCAGTTTCTCTAGTTTGAACTTGAGGCCGTTTTTGCCCATGCCGACTGTTTCAACGAACTGTTGTGGCGATACCTGGATGAAGTCGGGGGCGTAACGGATGTGGAGCGGCAGGTTTTGGATGCTGAACGGGGGCCGGTTGAATCCGAAACGGGCCACGTTGTCGTGGCGGGATTCGAACTCGCCTTCGGCTTCGTCGCCCATCGACGCCATGCGTTCTTCAAACGATTTCTCATGGAACGGGCCGCTCATTTCTTGGATCCTCTGATGCGGAGGATTTGTTTGTCGTCGTTGTAGGCGACGCCGTTCAGAGCATCCTCTACCGTTTTGAGATAGTTGGTGGTGTCGCCCTGCAGGGGCGACTTGTCGTCGTCGTTCAGGCTGTTGATTGTGATGACGGTGCGGTCAAGGTGAAACACGCATGACATCGATACGGGGCCGTCGAAGTAGGGGCCGTTGTAGGCGGCAGCGATGACGGCCTCGGCGTCGACTGTGCGTTTCGGTGTGTAAACCCGTTTCGCTCCGAAACGGGGTCGCCCTTTCGCTATGGGGCGTCCGCGGACAGTGAACCTGTGTCGCATAAAGGGGTCCGATCAGGTAGAGGCACCGTCAAGGTGCAGTTTCTCCCGTTTCGCTCCCTCAAGGATGCCGCGGATCCGTACCTGCCGGTCGGATCGGTCAACATACTTGCACATCCTGTTGTCAAGTTCGTAAAGCAATGCGATGATGGCATCGTCGGAAAAGTCCTGTCCCAGCAGCGAGCAGGCGAACGTGCAGAGTTCGTTGCTTCGATCATTCCAGGTGTCTGCTTCCCATATGTCGGCTGCAAGACCACCGAAGTTGTCTCCTGAGCGGGTGCGTTCCAACGGGTCGTCTACGGGTTCGGGGTCGATGTAGAGGGGAAGCAGTTGGCGTATCGATGCCGGCGATGCCAGCCTCGTCCATGCATGGTCGACGTAGGTGTTGAGTTCCATCGGGGTGTCATCATCATCGATGCCGCATGTGCGTCCTGTTGCTGCACCGTATGGGTACGGCAACCTGAGGCAGTTGCCGATCTGTCCTGAACGCAGATCGGTTTGTTTCGGGTACACCTCCTGGGTGGGGGCGTCAACGATGCGGCATGCGCCCGTCATGGCGCGTCGTGCCAGCAGCGCCGACACTGGGTTCTGCAGGTACACCCAAACGTGGTAGCCTTTCGACTGGGATGTTTCGACAATGCCGAAGATCCCGAACTTGGATAGGAGTGCCTGCACGTTGCGTGCATGTATCAGGCTGGCGTCTCCGTCGTCCAGATCGACTGCCATCCAATGCACCTGCCACATATTCTGGTGCTTGAACAACGGGTACACACCCAGGGTGTCGCCAGAGCCACCTAAATGGCCCTGTACGGCGTCGACATAGTCTCCGCCGTTCGCAGGCCGTGCAACACCCGTGCTGTCCGTCAGCGGCTTCACAGCGCCCCCTACGGGGCACTGAGCCAACGCGCCCCCACGGTGCAGGAGCGCAAACTTTTCGATCAGAGTCAAACTATCCATCGGTCATCACGGGGAATGTCGGCATCAAGGTACTCGCGTACCAGGCCACACAACGGGTCGATAAAGTAATCGATCGGAGGATCCGTGATCTGACATGGCGGACGCTTGTTCTTACACAGATCCAACGAAATGGAAACAGAGTGGACACGCCGTTCCTCAACCGTCAACTTCGGGAGTTCCCGCTTGCGAAACACATTCAACTGCAGTATAGCATACTCGTCGGCATTGAACTTGCCGTCGTCCATACCCCGCGAAGCACCACGCGAACTACCCTTACCAGACTGATGCACCAACCCGACCGGCATGTTCTCCGACTCAGCCCACTCCTTGATGCCCTTCAACACCGTCGACACCCCGTCGTAACCAACAGCACGCGGCATCTGCTCCAAGAAATCGATCATCGTGAACAACGGACGAGCCTGCCAGTAGTCCTCACACTCAGCGAGAGCAACCGACATCTCAGCGAACGGCAACGCATACGGAAATATCTTCACCCTGTCCAGCCAAGTCCGTTTGGCCTCCTCAATCTCGGCACGATACGCACTGTCGCCCGACTTCAACGCTTCCTCCACTGCCGACAGGTCACGGTGATACAACAACGCATACAGTTTTGACACGACAAGAATCTCGGGCTCATCGGGTGTGAAGATGACAGCATGGAAGTTCGGATCGTTTTTCAGGTTGGTGGCTATCGACGACAACAACACTGCCGACTTGCCTGTATGGGCACGACCCGTAACTACCAGAACATCGGACGGCCACACGCCACGCATCTTGTCGTCGATGGCGGACAAACCCAGGTAGTAGCGGTCTTCGCTGCCGGCGGCATAGTCAACCCATCGGTCAACAGCGTCGCCTGTGGGACGGAAGAAACGGTACTCGGTCGGAGTACCGACATCGACCCCGCCGAGGCGGGCGTCGATGTCGGCATCCGTGAGGGTGTGCGGGAGTTCCCCGTCATTATGGACGTTGTGGGATTCACCCACGCAGAGCCTCAAAGGTGTAGGACTGCAACTCGGTGCGCCGCGCCTCCCACTGGAAGTCCACAGCGTCCGACTTGGCCTGACCACCAGCCTGGTCCCACACCTTCATCGGAACATTGGAATCACCCTCGTTGACCCACAAGCCCACGTTGCGAGCAACCCCGACACCAATACGGTTCAGCGCCTCACGCGTAACGGAGAAGTTCGGAAAGTTCTTCCCATTCGCATTCCTGTCAGTCGACCCGTCCGCATGCTCCTTGACGTCATACACCTTGATGACACCACCGCCGTCGTCAGCCCACTCATGCGGCTGGAACGCCAACAGGTTCCACGCAGCCTGCTTCGTGTCAGACTCCTTACCGACACAGAAGTCGACCCGTGGGTACACCTTGGCGCCCCCCATCGGAGCAGCAGCCATCGACTGCGCCGTCGGCCCTACAGGCGCCGCCGGCGGTGCCGCCGTAGCATGACCCTGGGTGGGCGCCGCGGGGGCGCTAGGCGGATCACGATCAGGTCGGGCCACGCCGCTTTTGAGCGTCCGCATGACCACCCCCGACTCCGACAGATCAACCTCCTGACCGGCCTGCTTCAACACCTCCGTCTTGATGTCGTTGAACAACCCCTCCGCTTCGATGAGGATCGACTCATCGTCAAACGAATCAGGGTAGGTGCGAGTGATGCTGAGTGTGTAGTCAGCCGTCTCGTATGGAGCCTCCGACACCTTCTGCGAGAAGGTAACGGAAACCACCGTGGATGAATCTGTCATGTTATCTATCTCCCTGTGTTACCACGGGTCAGAGCCAAGGTGTTTCCCTCGGCATTCACCAGCCTGCCACACGGGGCACCACTTCGGTGAGCAACCCCACCAGCCCCAACGCTTCGGCCAGACCTCCAGGTCAGACTGCAGCAACTCCGCAGCCGACCAGCACAAATCCTTCAACGCTTCAGTATGCGCCTCAGTTCGTTCGATCTCTATCCGCTGAACCACCCCGTCGACCAAAGCAACAAGGTTGAACGCCGTAGACCCGAACGCCGCACAATACACATGCGACTGCAAATCCCACCGCTTCTTCTCCCACGGCTCATACTTGCGACTCGGGTTCTTCCAATCCCATATCGACCTGTCCTCGTTGATCCAATCAGCAGTACCAGTCACCACCAAACGAACCCCATCCCGCTCATCCAACGTAAACCGAAACTCCTCCTCCACCCCGACAGGGTACAGCAACGGACGCACTTCCTCATACCAAGCAAACGAGTTGTTGCGGGCCACCTCAATGATGCGTTCGTGGCTATCTCGCCATACGTCAACCGAACCAACCGACTTAGCAAACATCTCGTCTATCTTTTCCAACATGACCTCAAAGGAAGGATCGTCCCCGAGGATCATCAAACGCCCCACATGCTCAATCGCTCCATGCACCAAATTGCCACGCAGCATGTCGGAACTTTCTTTCTGCGTAACCAACCCCATCCGATCCTGCCGCGCCCACTCGGGGCAGTTTGACAGGGTGTTCAGCCAACTCTGGCGGATCGGAATTTCAATCATATGACAGTGTACCTCTCCCTTGTGACGGTGGGGCGGTACCCGAGGGAGCGGATGGGTACCGCCCCGTTACCGTCGCGGTCGCGCCCCTGAGGGCGCGCCGCAACCTTACAGGCACCGATTCACCCCTGTCAAGCATTTCCATTCGGCGGCGTCGCACTTGGCGCAGATGTCGTCGTGGTTGTAGATCGACAGCACGGTCGTGCAGCCCTTCGACTCGCAGATGCGACCCTTGGGCTGTGGCCCCGTGTACCGTCGCCCACGGTTGTCGCGGGTGATGGTTGCGCTCATCTTTCGTCCAACACATCTGGCAGGGTCATGCCGTGAATTCGCTCATGCGTCGCACGGTTCACCATCGCATGTGCCCGCGACCGCAGGACGCCAGCACGGCGTCCCACCTCGGCGGTGTTACCCACCCGTATCCGCTCGTCAAGCATCGACTGGCGACGCACAAACGCCACGGCGATCTTGAGATCCTCAAGATTCGCCGCCACCTCCGTCGCATACAACAGGTCAGTCGCGCCTTCACCCACTCCGTTGCCGTCGATTCGTTCTGTCAACCTAGCAGCGAAGGCAATTGGGTCAACAAGGAGCGACGTTTGTAGCCCATTTACGTCAACTAATACGGGTGCATTTACCATAGAAAAACTTCTTTCTGGTCGTCTAATGATTGCGACATATCTACAATGTATGTCGTCAATTCCTGTATCTTTACCTGCATTTCCAGCAGTATTTCCGTGTCGAATTTCCGATGATTTGACACGATATAATTAAACGGCCCATACAGAGCAACCATGCTCATTTGGGCTGCCATTAGTGATGCCTCTAGGCGGGTGTCCAGACTGTCGTCTAACAACTCACCTTGCGGCTCATTCGGTGTCGCCATTTACTGCCTCCTTTACCTTTAGAAGTGTGGTGGTGGCGTCGTGGAGGATGTCCCACAACGCGTCGGAGTAGAGGTCCTCACCTTCCAAGAGCGCCCGCACGGCATCGTCATGCAGTTCGTCACAAAACGTCTGCAGGCGGTCGATAGCGGCCTTCGTTGATGCCCGCTTTTCAGGTGTCATACTTTGCCTCCCTATTGTCTGCTCTGCCTATACCACAAACTGTCCCGTTTCACCACAACCTAGACTGCGGATACACGGGATCAACCATCCCATCAGGGCCGTAATCGCCCCAATGTTCCTGCAGGTAATCGAACACCTCCTGCGACGGGTTCGGGATATGGAACGGATCCATCGGCCCCCCGCTAATGGCGTTCGCCAGTCGTTCATTGTGCTTAAGCAACGAATTAAACAATGCCTGCCCCTTCCGTTGCCCATACAGGTGGACACACGCGGGCCACCACCGCTCGTAGTCAATGACGAACTCGGGGTACCCCACCGCCACCCCGCTCCCGCCTCGTCTCCCGCTCCTGCTTCGCCTTCTGCGCCAGCCACCGCTGGCGCTCCAACTCACGCTCTCGCATCACTTCCTCCATCGTCATTGTGCAGTCCAAACCAGTTGGCGTCATATCAGGCATCGCCCACCTCCTCGTCCTCGTCGGCCATCACCGTGTCCCAGCACCGCCAGCACACATACCACCCGCCACGGTCGGCCAGCAGCACCTCCCGCTCCGAGGCGTCATGCTTCGGGAAGATGTCTTGCACCAACCCCTCCCGATTCTCCCACCGCATGTAGTCGGCGTTGCTCACCTCCACCGTGTCGGACTCGGCACAGTGGCGGCACTTCGCCGTCACGCTCCGCACCGATGGGGGCCACTCCCCCATCACCCGACCCCGCAAGCAGTCCGCCACCGCGCCTCATCGAACCGAGGGTTGGCGTTCGCCAACACCTCGGCCAACTGGCACGCCAGCCACTCGGCCTCGCACCGATGCTCGGGGTAGTCGTCGCTGAATCGGTGCAACACCTCCGCCAGTGCCTCGAAGTCTCGCCGTGTCATCACGACGCCACCCACCCGCGCAACGCCGACACGATATGGCGAGCCTCGGTGCCACGACCGAACGCCGTCGTCCACTCCACACCAGCCCGCCTCGCCACCCAGTAGAGGAATGTGAGGTTGTTGACGCCGTCGACCGACTCCAGCAACTCACCCTCGGGTGAGAAGATGCTGCCCTTGGGGGTGCCATCGGAGTAGTGCGTATGCACCAACGTCGCCTCGTCCAGCACCTCCCTCGGGAAGTGCGGTTCGTAATGCTCGGGGTCGATGATCGAATGACCCTCCCCGACGATGGTGTTGTCGGCCAACGCCGCCTCCACCAGTTCTTTCGTGATTTCCATTTCCTGTCTCCCTGTCTCTA